CTATACCACCCGATAACTGCCGTCCGGCTTGCGTTCGAACTCTCCGCGACGTACGCCGGTTTCCAAAATCTGTCGCGCGAGCCAGCGAGGAGTCCACTTGAAGAGCATCCGCATTGTGTCTACCGTGATGTTCTCCGGATCGAGCTTCGAGGCTTTCTCCAGAAGGCTTGTCATCGACGTCTCCAATTGGGAATCAGGTGCTGGGCCTATGGCCTACGTCCCATCCTTAGAATTTCCATCGGTTCCACGCTTTCGCGTGGGCCAGCACCCTCACCTTTGCTTGCCTATTGAGGCAATCTTTTGGGAGCCAATTTCTCTCCCTGAAAGTTATTACGTTTCCCGACTGAGTTTCCTCTTTATCCCCGAGAAGTTTTTCCGTCCACCACAATCAAGTCGAATGGAGCGACCTGTTCGGTAGTGTCTGTCCCGCCGCTCGAATTCAAAGAACGTCGGATATTCAGACGCTGAACGTTTTCCGGCCCTATGGTCATGCCGATCTCTTCTGCGAACTTGATATGCAGATCATTGCCCCGCATCTTAAAGGAGACATGGAGCGGTGTCTTGGTAGTCAACACCAGGTCGGCACGGTCATCAGGCTGATTTTCGCGAAGAGCGAAAGACCAGGCCGCGCCGGGCACAACGCGACGCGACTGCATGACGGTAGCTCCTTCGTAGTAGCCCATAGTGCCGGTCTTCAAAACGCGACGGAGAGTTTCCTCCCAAAATTTGGCGGGATCAGCGGCCTGATGCGCCTGCGCATAGTCACGTGGGCTCATGACGATGTGAGTAACCCGCATCTCTTCGTCGGCCTGGATGTCGCGGACGGCCTCGGCCAGCAAATCATCAGTGCGCGAGACCTTGCGGGTCTTGAAAGATAGCCCCGCCTGACTTACCGCGCGGGCGAGGTTGAACATGTGGCCATCTTCCCCTACCAAAATCTCCGCCGTCATCGAATGCAGTGTATGGCGAAACAAATCTAACCGCTTTGGATCGAAGTTCAGCATCACCGCCGTGCTCTCCACGGGGAAGAATGGGACCGTGACCCGTTTACCCGCGATATTGGTGAAGATCGCCCGGTTTTCGAACGAATTCATAATGCGCCGGGCCAAACCAAAGCAGTCGAGGCGGCGGCGAAGCGGCGGTGCAACGCTGCTCGCGAATTCGTTGAGCCCATCCTGCGAGGACAAAAGCATCCGAATGCGATCCAGTCCTGCGCTATCAGTTGCGTCTGCGAATGTCTCGCGAGACCCATGCGACGCCATGGCCAGCGCCTCTACCGGAAGCGCCGTCGCGGCGACCGATCCACCCAGCAATTTCAAAAAATTTCTGCGTTCCATGTTATGCGTTCCTCAGCAATTCGTAAGACGGCATCTCCCTGAACAGATCGCGCACGTCCATAGGCAGGTTGACCTTCGACTCAAAATTAGCCAGCATCTCGCTGACTTCTGCTGGTTCTGTAGCGCACATACCAGTCCATAAATCTGATTTCACAAAGCGTTTTTGAACCAGTTCCCGGGAGGTAAGGATGAACTTGGGATGTCCTATCAAATCGGAATCGTATTGACGCGATCGATCCATCTCCGCTTCTGTACATTCCGTGAAAGAAACGCGCAACTCTCGATCAGGTCGGGTGCGGGACTCGAAGACAACCGCCTCGCGCCGTACACGCCAGTCGGAATACACCCGTGAAGACACTAACTTCCACTCGGACTCAAGTGCGTTAATCGAGAACTCATACGTGTAGTAGCCAATGTCATCTGGGCGCTTCTCAGCTACGGCAAACGCGGGTAGCATCGGCAATACAATCGCTGCCCCAGCTAGTCTCAAAAAGTTTCTACGTTCCATACTTGTTATTACCGTTCCAGGGGGTCGTCCCTAAATTACCTGGCGAATTTTTCCATCGTCCGCGACTTCAAGGTCGAACGGACCTGCCTGCTTTGCCTTTTCCGTAAGGATCTCAGCGGCAGACTTACGCCAGTCACCCGTCCAAAACCCGAACCCGTGGCGATTACGAGTGAGCCAAAAATCTTGGCCTCCGTGTTGCTTCACATCGAAGCGGCCTGGACGGCTCAGGGCCTTTTCAACCAACTGATCGGCGCACTCGGCCTGGAACTTCTCGCAGTCGTTAATCATCTGCATAGCCGTGTGCGGATCAAAGTCGCGGATGGTATAGTTCTGATCCAGAGGCTCGCCGCCCATGTCGTTGCTGCCGTCCGTGGTCGAAAACAGAGCGGCATCGAAGTACGCCTTGACAAATGGGTCCTCTACAACCCGCTTGACGAAAGCTCCCTCGTCGGCTGCTGACTTTTGATCCTTGGGAGGTACGGTCGTTACCCAAGGCCTTGACCGCCTACCCTGCTGGCGGTTGTATTGCTCGGAGATGATCCGCTGCAACTCGCGAAGCTCCCGTTGGGGATAGAGTGGTGTGCCGTGCCTCGCGCCCCGGCGACCGATTGCCTCGATCTCGGCGCGGCGTCGAGCAAGCTCTTCGTCTGTGCTCGACGATATTTGTTCGTGCTCGACGTCGCGATCCGCCGCCGTGATGCTGTGGTCTTTCGTCGAGAACTCCCCGCTGTTGCCCGTCGCCGACTTGATGCTCTTCCGATCGAACGCCACCCAGTAGTCCGGCTCAACGCCGTTGGTGGCCCGGTTGTTGCGGATCACTGCTCCGTCGTATCCGGCCTTCTTCAACTTCATCCGGAAGCGCTGGCAACGGGCGGCATTCGTTGGACCATAACGTCCATTGACCGCCCCCTTGAAGGTGTCGAGATCCGGGAACTCCATCGGATTCTTGATGGAGAGATACACGGCCATCTCATTCGGGTGGTGGTAAGGCTTTTCACCCAGGGTGTAGCCCTCGATGGACTCCGGAGTGGCGTCGAACCAGTGGCCGAACTGGCCATAACCGTGATTGCGGGCGATGAAGCTCTTGCTCTCCGCTGATGTGCCGTGGAAGACCACCATAGGTCTGCCTTCAACGTCAACACACTTCGAGCCCGCGAACCACGCGTGAAAACCCTCGGTGTCAGGCGTCTTACGGTTGACGGGGCCACGCTCCTCTTCACCTTCGGGGATGAGGTTGCGCCACGGGATGAACTTGCCCGGGCCGGGCATCACCGGCTGGGTGGCCGCCGTCTTAGACTCCGCCTCTTCGGGGGCGGGCGGTGGCGTGGGTTCCGGCAAGGATTCCACTTCCAGTGAACCGGAGAAGTCCTCCGGGATCGCGGCGTTGGCGATCGAATCCACATCGATGAAAGCGTGGCCGCCTCCGTCCTCTTCCCAATCCACCTTGACACGCCGACGCATCTTTTCAAAGAGCGCCTTCAGTGCCGGAACGGAAAGGGTTTCAACGGTTTGCTCGAAGTCGGGAAATTTATTTGTGAGCGCTCGCTCAAAGGCCGTCGAAGCCCACTCCTGCCAGGCGTCGTCGATCGACTTCTCTTCGATGCCGCCCGGCTCGCGCTCATCGACGCCGGGATAATCCGCGAAGGCATCGAACTGGAGAAGCATGTCCTCGGTAACGACGTTCAGGCGGATCGCAACGGCAAATGAACTGTGCGGACCAACGACCGGATAGATGCCCGGGGCGTCCTCATACCACTGCATGAAGGAGCGATAGTTCTTCGTCTCGACCGATTCATCACTAAACTCGTTGCCGGAGAGAAGACTCGGAACGTAATAGGTATGAGGCGTAATGGGGCCATTCAATGGAAGCAGATCGCGGAATCGCGTCGGAACTTCGACTTCGGAGATGAATAGCTCCTTCCGGTGAGCGCGGGCGTAGTCGAGCACGCGGGGGTCGAGACCATCGGCCTCGGGCTCCGGTATGTCAACGGACTCTTCGGGCTCCTCGGGAGCCGCAAGCTTCAGCCCGGCTAATATGGGTGTATTCGCCATTTCCATGACTCCAACGCAAAGACTCTCTATAGGAGAGGTCTAAAAGACGCTTTCTAATATCCTTTCTTGCTGAGTTGATCGGCCATCCCCGGATGGCCAAGTGGCTCATCGGCGGCGCAGTCCGGCTTGCGCTCCCCGACAGGGCTGCCGATACAGTGGTGCTGATGGCTCAGGACGCGCACATAGTGCCTCCGACACCAGGAGGTCCAGGACTTGATGCGAACCTTCCGCTGACGCTCGCGTATTCCCCTCTTCTCGAAGAAGAACACCAAGTCCCCATCGACGGAAGAAACCGTTCGCAAAAGCTCGGGCTCGTCCGACATCAGGTGTTCCTGCGCGAAGCCGACGATGTCCCCGGGACGCGGGTCGGTAAACGGGTGTCTGGTCATGGCTCGATCGGCTGTAAGAGCTTTGATTTGAGAGCCAGCTTGCGCCCCTTCGGATGCATGCCGGGCGTCAGGACCGATTTGGGGTACCGCCCCTGGCCCACAATAGTGAAGGTCGGAAATACCTTGTACCACTCCTCGCCAGGACGAGAATGCGGGTGCTGCGCGGCCCACTGCCTCACTTGGATGAGATCGTGTGCCTTCAGGCCACGTTCCCGCACCCGCTGAAAGAAATGCCGCTTAACGGCGGGTGGCCAGTTATCGGGGTTGATAACAATGGGGACGAGGGGTACGGCTCTAGGCATTCTCGTCCTCATCTTCGTCGATCTGGTAGACGCCATCTACCAGCTTGTATTTCAGACCTTCGGGATTGAAGGCAAGATGCAGCAGTTCATCGGCGATGCGGTTCTTCTCGGCTTCGTCGGTCGTCTGCTCAAGCTGCTCGTAAAGGCTGGTGATTTTGGCGTCTACTGCCGCCATCTTCTTCTCGAAAGCTTGCTTCGATTTGGCCATTGTTGTCATCCCCTATACTGCATACTAGCCAGTAGATCGAAAATCGGCGAACTTAGCTGCGTTGGTGCTGCGCACAGCTTACCGGTGGTAGGCCGCCCGGCGCTCCATCGGGCAGCCCGAGTTTGCGAAGTGTGCTGCGCTGGGCAAACAGGTACTGGTCCGGGTGCAGAATCCAGTGACCGGTCGTACCGAACTCCGCGATGTAGCGACCGTCGTTCAGTTTATCCATCCCCGTCACGATGATCCATGGGTCGGTGCCCATCTCGCCCGCCTTCTTGCTATAGAGGTACAGCGGCTCATCGCACAGGTGTTCCCAGGCAAATTCGGGAGTCACGGCCTGACGGCCACACATGTCCGCATCGTATTGGTCGGGTGCGTCACTGGCGTTGAGGTAGCTGTGCGGGACCATGAAGTTAATCTCCTCACCTACATTCTGGCGCATAACCTCAGAATTGGAGAAGTTCGTCCCCTTCTTCGTAGAACTCGTCTTCCGGCTCCTTCCACCATTCCGGCTGGTCAAAGAGCGGGATCTTGCCTTCGAACTGCACCCAGGCCCCGTGAGTGGGATCGAGCCCGGCGGCCATAAGGACAAGATCGGCCTGTTTGATGGAAATGAGGGGGAGCTTCCACCAGTGCCGATAAAAGGAATCGAGGCTGTAGATGGTCTTCGACCGCATCTGATTCCAGGCGACGCGCTGGCCGATCTGTGGCTCGAAGAACTGCTGAAACTGGTAGTTGAACGGCATGGCGGAGCCCAGGGAAGAGCCGTCAGCCGGGAGGAGGACCTGGTCGCCGGTCAGAATCGTGCACGGACGGTAGTTGTCCCGCTGATCGTAGAAGGTTACCGTCTTGACAACCAGCACGGGCCGGTATCCCCTCTCCTCGCGAAATGCGAGAATACGTCCACCCATAGTGTTACCCCTCTACTGGCGTTTTCTGTGTCACAGACTCAACACCCAGGCGATTCCAAAATTTACTCCTGGAGGCAAAATCAGGGGAGGCAGGGTCACATAATTGATCAACAAGATCGTATTGTCGGCGGGCGAAGCCGGATTGAAATAGGGAGCGGTTAGCATGTTTGTCGGGCCGCCGTTGGCCTCCAAAGAGGTGCCGCCGCCGATCAGACCCATCTCGCGCAGGGGGACCGAGATCCCGTCCGTGGTGGCGTTTAGCACAGTAAGAAACTGAATCGAGGTGGTCAGTGCGCTGGTGGGATTGCCGTTTGAATCGAGGTAGGTGGATGAGGTAAGCTGCTTCCGCTTGACCTCGGACACCATGGCGATCTGAGTCGCGGTCGGGTCCGGCTGCTGCGAGGACGACCAGCCTTGAGAACCCGTACCGCCCTGACCAACCGCTAGACCCCAAACACCTGCAAGGGGCTCATTGTTGTTGGCAAGTAGGCGCGCGAACAAAAAACTCACTCCATTGACGATGATGTTCTTCTTGCGCAAATAGACTTGCGTCGGATTATCCGCGTCGAAAATGGAGACTTCGCCTCGGATCGCGCCGGGCATCACCAACAGTTCCCTTTCAGAATCGTGCCCCTTCATGGGTAAACCTCGCTCAAAAATCCAATCCGGGCATCGGTCGGGAGAGCGCGAACTGGGAGCCAGGTGCAGGCGTACTGCACGGTCCACCAGGTCAGGTCGCCGAGAAGCCGGATTTTGGAGCCCACCTCAAATTCGGCATGGCTCCCTATCCAGCAAACAAAAGTCCCCAGAGTCGGATTTGTTATCTGAATCTGGCGCATCGGAGGATGATCGAGAGGTACCAGGGTGAGTTTGGTCTGGTCACTGTCCTCGTTCGTGTGGCGGACCTGGGCGACTTCACGCATAAGGTACTTACCAGCGAGCGGCTGACCGTCATCGCCAAGGCCAATCAGTCTGACCAGATCGCCTATTTGCACATCGGGCATGGGTGCAGTCACAAAATGGTATTCAAGCTCGCAGAGCGCGAGTGTATCGATCGAACATTTAAGGTTGTGCTGCGACACGCGGTACTAGCCCCCTGACAGCTAATACCGAAAGCGAGGTTGGGTTCCTCAATTACATGCGGGAAAGAAGTCGCTGCTCCCAGTTCTTAGCCAGGGGGAGAACCCCTATGCCGCGACCGCGCTGGTCGTAGACCATGACGTAGTGGGGCCGGGGGAGGGAACGAAGGCTGCGATTCCGATAAAGCTGGATCACGCGGGCCGGGTTACTCTTATCCTGCTTGAGGGTCGTCAACTCCATGTGGCGGACGTTGGGGACGCGCTTGACGGTCTTGCCTGCGGTGACAAGGTTTGAATTCGGATCGAACGCTCCGCTGTTGCCGATCGCTGACTTGATCTGGTTTGGCTGGAAGGCCACCCAGGATTCGCCGCCTTCAATGCGGTTCGGATACACGATGCCGTCGTGACCTTCTTCCTTGGCGGCAGCAATGACCTCACACCACGTGTCCTCGTCATAGGGGTCATCATTGAGCCGCTTCGGATTCTTGATCGAGAGGTAGACGGGCATGATATTGCGCCCGCGCATGTTGTCTTCGTCTGGTCCCAGCCGCGCATTGGCCGCATCGGCGGTGCCGAAGTGGAAGCCGCCGTCGAAGCTCTTCCCGGTGTCGAATTCATCGAACGATTCCCAGGTGCCGTGGTAAACGACCATCGGTGATCCATCGGAGTTGACGACCTTGCTACCGGTAAACCAACGCTTGAACTCCGGGGTCTCGGTGACACTGTTCGGCTGTTCTTTAGCCGCCGTGATCACGCGCAGATGAGTCTCATCGACAAACTCAGCCGGGATCTCGAAGGTGCCTTCATACATCTGGATCGCGTTGTCATGGTCTGGCATCTGGCTGTCGGACGCATCCTTGACCGTGATAGAACGGAAGCACTGACGGGCCAGATTGAAGAGAGTGATAATTTGGTCCTCACTATACTTGAGAGTCATCATGAACGCCGCAACCTCATCGAGGACGGCCTCAAGAGCATCTTCTGTATAGGCGACCAGGTCCGCCCCTGTGAGTCCGTCGATAGGGAACGTCAGCGCAAACACAGTGAAGTTCGGGATGCCGAGGTCGAGCATGATGGTCGAGCGCGGGCGAGCACCGAAGTCGAAAGCGACTGTAAGTTCAGCAGCCTTGGGGGATAAATAGGCGGTCTTCGCTGCCGTACTAAGCTCCTTTACCATGATCGTTGGTGGATCGTCATGCTCATCTTCTGGAACTTCCATGAGGTAAAAGCCCAATTTCGTGTACATCGCAATCAGAGAACTGTTGTCAACCCCGCCCTCCGCGATTGGGTGTAATAGACACGCCTCCGCGCCTCTGGCGCGGGCGGTCTTAATAAACTCCTTAATCAATTGTGTCGCTACGCCCTTCCTACGAGACTCCGGCTTAACTATCACGTAGTCGAGGTATGCGACACGTTTCCACGGAATTGAGACAGACCATTCTGCCTCAAACTCTTCTTGTGTCTCGATGAAGCCTCGCAGTGAACCGTCCACAGTTTTCAACAGGATTGGTGCGCCCGAGGCGGTCTTCGATCCGGCCAGCAACAATTTGCTGGTATCGAAGACAGCGACGGCGGCGCGGCCATTGGCGTGCGGGTCACGGAAGGCGACGGCATCGTATCCGGCCTCCTTCAGCTTCTCGCGGAATTCATTCAGATCGGGCAACGGAGTCCGTCCTCCATTGACGCCCAGGGTGCGGGCGGCTTCATAGATTGACTTCGAGCCCGGGATCGCGAGAACGTGACCGGAGAAATTCACCGGCAGAACCACCGGGCCTCCGTTCTTGGGTTCTCCGCCATAGGGGCCTGGGTACGTCGAGTTCTCGGCAAACCACTTCGCCGTGTCCTTCGAAGGTGTGATGAAGGTCAGTTCTCCTTCGGGGCCATTCTGGATGCCCTTGAAGCGCTGTTCGGTGCTAAAGCCGTGCTCACGGATATACTCAGCGGCTTCCGCATTGGTGCCGTGGTAGTAAAGCTTTGAGGCAGTATTCAGACTTGAAATATGGAGGCCTTCGCGCCGAGCTTCCTCATCAGTCTCCGGACGCCTGAACAACCGTTGCTGACCGCGCTCCTCAAGCTTGCGCGGGCTGACGACCGGTGTTTTGAAGTAGTCCGCTAACGCGTCAAGCGCTTCCTGGGGGTTATCGAGTTCTTCGAGGTTTGGGCCATATACCCGGGGCATCTCCCACTCGGGCTCGGAATCGTCATAGTGACCTGAATGCGCCATCTCTAGCAGTTCCTGCGCCGTGACGTACTGCTTGATGCGATGTCCGCTAATCAGAAGTTTGCCTACCGGTCCCTCGTAGCCATCATCGTTGACGACGCTCTCCTTGATGTCTTCCCGCATCATTTCCGTGAAGTTATTGTAGCCGTATCCCTTACCTTCAAACCACGCCTTCTCCAGCCCCTTGCGAAGAACTGAGTCCCCTTCACCACTGTCGTAGATGTCTTCGAGAGCGGCGATGACATCTTTCACAACCACGCGGTCTTCGGTGCTGACATGCTGATTTGAAAACTCGGCGTTGATCTGATCTGCAATGGATTTAAAGACCGGTACAAACCTCTCGATCTTGTTGAGCAGATGCTCGGAGAAGAAGCCGAGCCAGCCATCGATGCACGACTGAACTTTCTTGGCTTCGTCCATGCCGCAGTTTTCGATAAAATCGGCCTCACTATTCCATTGGTTGATGAGATATACCTCGGTACCGTCTTCAAGCTTAAAATCGTTGTCCGGGTCGATGCCCATCCTCGACGCAACTGCTTCCATGTCGATGTTGCCCTTCTCCATGTACTCTTCGAACGTGAAGTAGGCGTCGGGATTTACTTCGCGGACAGCTTTCCGCTGCTCCGCCGTCAGATCGGAAAACCTGAAATTGTGCTCGGGCATATAACCGCCGCCGATCAGGCCCTTGATACGGTGATCTTCGAGCAGACGGATGATGTAGGGGAAATACTTGGGCTTCGGCTTATCGTTGCCTTTTCCTTTCATCTCACCAAGCGCGCCTACACCTGCGGTCTTTCCATCGGTGTGGAGGATGAACGTCAGGTGCGGTTCCCACTTCTCGCGGCCTGCAACGTTCTTTTGCTGACGCAGGCTGAGGATGTTACGATCGGTGCGGTGGCCTGCCGGTGAGTTCCCGCAGTGGCCCATCGCCTCCGCTTCATCGGAGCAGGACGCGCGGGGCAGTAACCACCAGGCCCAGCCGTCGCCGAAGTCGATGAAGACCTCATCGTCGGACTGCGGAGAGAGCGAGCCCGAAGCGTCATCGATATACGCCTTCTCGTAGCCGCGCAGTTCTAGGACGAATGCCTCCGGATATTTCCAGCCCGGATCGGCTTCTTGAATGTCGGAAACGTCCAACGAATAGAGATGTGACAAGTCCGGCTGAAGCGTCTTGAGATACCCAAAGGTCATTGCGTGGGCTACGTCGGCCTTACCAGACATTTCACGCTGGACCTTTGACTCAAGCGTTTTCAGTGAATCTGCGTTTGCACCAGGATTTTTTAGCGCAGCCGCGATGAGAGCTAAGCGAACCCACCGCAGCCACCAGACAATGCGGTTCTGCTTTTTCAACACACGCTTCGCCCACTTGATCGATTCATCGACCTTCGCCTTCATGCCAGGCGCGAGCGCGAGCAGCGGCTTAAACATCTCTTCATAGGATGCCGCCTCTTTTCGGAGCAAATTGGAAACGTGGACGCCGTTCTCCTGAGCTTCCTCGTCGGTGTCTGGGCGCTTGAACAGACGGCCTTGTCCCTCTTGCTCCAATGCGTGAATACGCGCGACACTGGGATCGAGGTGCTTTTCGATGAACGCTTCCAGCACGTCAATAGAAAAATTGAAACTCACATAGACATGCGGCTTTTCAATGCTGACCTCACGATTTCCTAGCGCCAAATCAAGAGCATAATCGTCGGGAATGACCTGAAGGTATCTGTCTCCCCTTCCGTGTTCAAAAGTGGTCGGTGAGCCTTCCGTCGCATTGTCAAGCGCCGTGTACATCAACCCCTGAAGGCTACTGTCGTCTCGCCATTTTTTCTCGGACTCACTCAACGTCGCAGTGCGGGCCTCATCGAATCCTTCTTCAAGGACCTGCCGGAGCTTGGAGTCCTCATTTGCGTGGATTTCCTTCAAGGCTTCAAATACCCCGGTCTTTATGCCGTGCCTGGCAGAAACGCGTTTCCCGAACTCCACTAGGAGTTGACCGGCAAGCGCCGTCCAAAGTGGCGACTCCTCGTCAATATTTTCAAGAGCATAGTCGGCGAAGAACCCTAGGTTGCCCGTTGAAAGGTAGAGATTGAGGTCCTCGGCCTCGCGATCGCCACATTCCTTAAGAAATGCGTCGTAGCTTTCCCAACTGTTCACGACGAAACCGTCGTAGGTATGCTCGTTCTTGATGCCGAGCTTGGCCGCGACGCGAGCCGCAACGACATCATCAAAACCATTCTCACGGTAATACTGCTTAAGCGACAGCAAAGCATCGGGATTCACTTCCTTAACTTCCCTAAGCTGCTCAGGTGACAGGTCCTTGGGGGAGAAGTTGTTCTCCGGCTTATAGCCACCCCCATCGATTCCCTTGATCCGGGGATCGCGCAGGAGCTTCACGATATACGGGAAATATCGTGGTACCGGTTTCGCGTTGCCTTTTCCTTTCATTTCGCCTAAGGTGCCGCTATCGGCATCGTCACCGAGGCGATGCAGAATGAATGTCAAATGGGGCTCCCAGACCTCTTTACTACCGACAGTCTTCCCCTGACGCAGACTTAGGATCGACATGTCCGTCCGGTCGGAGTCTGGCGAATTACCGCAGTGGCCCATGGCGCGGGCTTCCGCATCGCAAGAAGAACGTGGGAGCAGCCACCATGCCCAACCGCCGCCGCAATCGAGGAAGATCGAATCCTCTTCTTGAGGCGAGAGGGTGCCCTTGGCCTGCTCGGCGTATTCCCGGTCAAAGCCGTTCAATGTGCTATAGACAGCACCGATCGTCTTAAATCCCGGATCAAAGTTCTGGATCGGCGCGTAATCTATTGAATAGACGTGCTCAAAAAAGGATAGGAAATGCTCCCACCCTGGATCGGTTGCCGGATCGAAGTGTGGACGAAGATCGCCAAATAGGCGGCTAGAGCCGGACTTTGCTTCGCCCTCCTGCCAATACTTCGTGGCAAGATCCCGGACCTGCTTTATATTGTCTTCCGGCACCTCCGTATCGCCGATCGGGACGGTGGCATTCCAATGATAAACCAGCCAGTCCGCCAGCGCGATACGATACCAGCGCAACCACCAGATGACGCGATTCGACTTCTTCAAGCTGCGCTTCGCCCAGGCAACTTCCTGCTTCACCTTGCCCTGGATTGCCGGGCATGCAGTGATGAGCGCCCGGAACAGGTCGTCGTAGCTGGCCGCCCGCTTTCCTATCGGTTGTTGCCATACCAAATGGGGCCAAGCGAAATACTGTTCCCCGTGGGCTCCGACTTTCTTGCTGGGATGGACGGTATCGACGATCTTTATTTGCGCCGGGTTCCATACCACAAAGTTTGTGCCCATTTCTCCGTTCGTGAAGATGACGCCGTCGAATCCCCGCTCCTTTGCCCTCTTCAGTGCCTGCGCCGAATCCCCCGGGGTCTTCAATGACCTGGCGTCCACGTATGGATTGTCCATGCGAAGTTCGCACTCAAGAACGGTTGCACGTTCGCCATCCCGCTGTTTGTCAAATCCCTCTATGACCTGACATGCATCCCATGCAGCCATCTCGGCGCGCAGGGGATTCTGCGAGAACCAGAAGCCCTCTTTCGCGTCCGAAGTCTCAGATGCGCTACCGAGTAGGGATGTATTGAATTGCTCGAACTCGGATGCGGTGCCGTGGAAGCCGAAACATGTGACGGGCACACCGGTTCGCAGGGACGTCTCTTTATTCGATGCCGCCACCTTCACCGGACTATCGGCGGTCGCAGACTCCTGCTCCGGCAGGTCCTTGATCTGGTTGTGGTAAAAGACGACATAGGTGGTGCCCTCGTCGCTACCGTCGAAGATGATGCCGTCGTAGCCGCGACGCTTGAGGCGCGGAACCAAGTTGAACTTCTTGTCGAGTTCTTCAAGCTTGCGGTAGATGCCTGCGCATGAGACGGTACGACACTCATGCTTGGCCGCCGACGTGAGCCACGGCAGCGCCTCCGGTATCCGTGTGTAATCCTCACCGAGTTCACGAAGGTCGAGCGGTTTGTTCAATTCAACTTCGACGGTGCGTACATTGCCGTTAGGTCCCCATGCGAAGCGCTCCGCAGCCTTACGATTGTCGGTGAAGTAAGCGCCGAGCGAGTACTGCTGCCCTTCGCGCTGACCGCGCCTGGTGCGGAAAATCTTGAATTTGAACGGCGATCCGTGGTAAAGCGGCCCAAAACTCGTGGCGATCTTGAGGCCAGCCGACTTCTTGTCAGTCCATCCGACACATCCGCAGCCCGGCTCGTTCTTGCAACTGAAGTCCGGAAGATGGTGATGCTCCTCCCAGGTGCAGCCACAGGAGCCACACTTTGCTTCGGTGGCGCTCTTCTGTGAAGCCTTCAGAGACTTTACTGCTGGAAGAGGCGTCCACATCCCGTCATCTTTCCGGAACCGGCGCAAGTCCTCGACTTTCTTGTAGCCGACGAACTTGATCTTGGCCCCGTGACGAAGTGTGATCTCTTTTTCGTCTTCTCCGGTGCTGATCTGCATGTTGTGCAAGATCGTCAAGCGCCAATCAATCGCGCTCTGGTCTACCAAGCCCTTCAGGAGGAAGTTATTTCGCCCACTGCCCCAATGGGCTTCGGCGGCAGCAATATCCCAACTCCAATAAATCCCCGTGTCGGCTGTACGGAGCGATTCGATACCGCCGTCGAGACTGATCTCGCGGTAGACTGGCATTGGCCACTGATGTGACTCATGTATGGCCAACGCATTTTCGTAAGAATGGTACTGGTCTTCGAATGCGCGATCGCGTACCATCTGTTTCTGCTCTTCCGGGCTGGCATTGAAAAACGCTGGCTCGTCAAATCGATCTGCGATCGTCTCCCAGTCGTCTTGGGAAAGCAGAGCGTCGAGACCTCCCTCGCTCTCCAAGAATTCCTGAAACGTCGGAAAGCGGCCCTGCTTAAACTCCGTCGTTGATGCGGCGACCTTCCGGCTCTTGACCTGACGGATTGGATCGAGCACCATGACGGGATCGCCCGCTTCGGTCTCAGTTTCACGAACAAAGCCGTGACGCGCGTACCAAGTCGTCAGGTCGAACTCGTTGTCTCCGACAATGTCCACAATTAGGAAGGCAACTTGAGCACCTTTCGACTCAGCTTCGCGCAGAAACAGATTCAGCAGACGGTTGCCAAACCCCTCCCCGCGCCGGTCATCGTTCACATCGATGTTTTTGAGGAGAGCGATCCCGGCATCGGCAAAGTCATTGAGAAGCCGCGTTGACTCTTCGTCGTCCCGCACACCGTAATCGTCGAAGAATTGCTCAAGGAATTCGCGGCCAGTACCAACCGTGCCGTGAACCTCGCCGTAGTCCTTGTCGATCTCGATCAGACCGGTTTGCCCGGCTGCCGTCTTGGAAGTGATCCGGCGAATCTGCTCGGGCGAGAACACTACGTAGGTCATCGCCTCTTCCATATCCCCCGCATCAGTCGATGCTGAGTCCATACCGATCCAGCCGTCGTACCCTTTGGCCTTCAAGAGGTTTACAACCTCATCGTCGGCGTTTAACACAATGCCGGGATATTCGTCCTGGAGGAAATCTTCGTCCAGGCCCGCTTCTCGTGCCGCTTCAAAGACCGCCCGATCCGGTGCCGGTTTTTGGATCGAAAGGTATGCCTGATACAGCGTGCCGCCGTAGCTCTGCGCGAGCGCCTTGTCCTCGGTGAAGAAGGCAGTAAACCCATCATTCTCGAAATTCGGCTTGAACTCGTCAAACCGTGCGTTCGAGCCATGCCAGACATAGAGTGGCTTGCCTTCACTGTCCACCACCTTCGAACGCTTGAACCACTGCTTGAAATCAGATGTGCCGGTTATGCTGTCGTCTTCCAATGCTGCCGTGATACTCCGGTTTTTAGTCGAGAACTTGCTGCTGTTACCGGTAGCCGACTTGATACTCTTCCGGTCGCTCTGGACTTCACCATCTTCCACCACGTAGGCCCAGATTGTGGTTCGCCCGGCTGCTTTCGCAACGCGGTAACGATGGTTGCCGTCTTCGATCTGTCCGTTGTCCACCACAATGGGCGGCATGGTATCGAGGTTGAGCTTGGAGTACTGCCGCTCTTTTGCCTTGCTCGGGATGTTATGGTCTGGATCGCCCTCGCGAATCGAGTCGATCGGAAGTTCCCGAAGGACCGCGTGGGTGTCGCGAAGCGCCTCCTCGATGAACTCCTCATCCACCTCGTCGGAACTGTAGGTGGCAATATAAGTCGCGATCTCGCCAGCGTTACGGAGAACTGGCGCATACTGCGAACTTTTCAGAGTCGCCGTCTTACCCGGCTTCGGCCTCTTTCTCATGACCTGACGTCTTTCATAGTCTTTGCTTTGTGGATAGGCGCGAACAAAACCCATTTTTTGCCAGAACCCATCTGACGGGCCGTCTCCATAATCAGTGGCCATGAGGCCGATCTCTCGCACACTTGAAGGAAGACTATCTTCGAATTCTTTCCACGCACGAGATCCGAGTCCTCGACGATGGCGACCATCAGGCACCTCAAACGTGTAGACCCATACGGAGTCCCCACCCTCCCCAAGCTGGTACTCAATTTGAGGCTGTGCCTCTTCCGAAAGAGTGGAGTCGGTGGTCAGGAGTTTACGTTTCACAATTTCTTGGCTTGCTGTCTTACCCGGATTCAGCCGCAGCCCCTTCTCGTCGAGAATCGTCTGAAGATGCACGATCAGCTTGTTGAGGGATTCGAATACCGGCATGCCGTTTGTGGCACCGGTGATGTCTACGTTGCCCTTGCGGTAATACTTGGGCTCACAGCAAACCGCGCCGGGCTCGGTGATATGCTCGCCAAGCTCCAGGAGGGTAATTGGAGCTTCGGAATCGTTGAGAAAAGTGAATATCCTGAAGTCGGCATCGCGCAGTCCGAAACTTTCCCAGGCGACCTGCTCGCGGAACTGCGGGTTCGACGCCTCTTGCTTCCAAGACGAGTCCCAGTCCTCGCGCCTGGGATTGAGGATCACCACGTCGTAGGCCGAGAGGTGTTTCACGACATAGCTCTGCCAAGCCTTGGCCGCGCCCATATCGATAGCACCTGCCAAGAAAATGGAGAATTTGTCCCTTGGCCATTCTTGTGGTGGTTTTACCTCAATCGCCATTCCTGTCCCCACAAAAGAAAGCAGTATTCCTTTCAATTGGATCGCCTGCAATAGGAGCCATGAAAGGTAATACCGCCCAGGGAGGCAACAGGAGATTATGGGGTCGGAGGCACGGGGGCATCGCCTGCCCGGGGCGCGTCGCGAGGCATTAGGTAACCGACTCCCTTGCGAACCTCGAAGTCACAAAGCGCCGGTTTGTCTTTACCCGCTTCACGGAGAATATCGCGCATGATGTGCCTGAACTCTTTGGCTATACGAAACTCCGCACCCGAGTCGTTGACGATCCGGATCTCGCCTGTGAAGCTGCTAAGTCTATTTAATACATATCTATTTGTACGCATCTAGTTCCTCAACCTGGGGGAGGGGAATGTCGAGCTACAACTTTCTGGCGGCTCGATGAAAAATCGGTGAAGATCAGGTGAGTTCGAAGATCGTCAGACTGTCGCCCTTGATCTCCCAGGAGAGGTTGAGTTGGGGAGCAAGCGTGCCTTGCGCTTTCGAGATCGCCCCGGTCGGATTGTTGTTCGAGTCCACCAAAACCACGTCTTTTGAGTTGGCCGCGATGAAAGTGTAGCCTCCGCTCTGATTGGGTGCGTACTCGGCTTTGAAGTCGGCGCTCATAAGGGCGTTGTATTGCGCTGTCGTAATGGTTTGTGTGAAGTACAGTCCGGCGAGGATGCCCCACGCGCTCAGTTCGGTGTTTGGGGACGATGGATCGAGCATCGGAGCTTGCGTGAATACCGCTGGCAAAGGTGAGGGCTCGGAATCGTTGAACGTCGGAGTGAATTGGTCCGTGATTTCGGCGATGAGCGTAGTCAAGCTCTCGCTATCGCTAAAAGATACCGAATAATCGAGGCCGACATGAGCGGGCTTTGCTAGGTCGATCGCCGAGTATAGATCCTGCGAGATTGTCTGTACCCAGGCCGCCGCCGTGATGGCAGACAATGGATTGGCGTTTGCCCCAGGCACGGTGACACGCAGGGTGTTGCGTTGCCAGTCCGCTACAGTACCGTTGCCTATCTCCCGATAAAGCTCCTCCACCGTGATGGTCTGTCCGGTGTACGCCTCGATTACGTCGGTGATTGAGGCCACCGTCGTGCCTTGCTGATAAGCCGTGATGAGCGCGGCAAGCATAGCCTTGTACGCCTGGTCACTCTGTGTGGAGTTGGGAAAGCTCTTGTTGATAAACAAAGGCCCTGCCCAGCGACGCTTGATGTCGGGAGGAGTGAGAAATTGCGGATTGACCGTCACGAGATCGTAGGAGTACATGTACTCAAATCTGGCCAGTTCCTTGGCGATCGCTCTCACGAACGAGCCCCACACCGAATAGTCGGTCAACGGGCTGTAACAATCGGGTACACCGGCCATGAGCGAATTGAAACGCGAGTCCTCGTAGGGGAGCAGGTCCTCCCGCGTTTTGAGATAGAGAATATCGGGTACGATCGTCGGTGTTCCCATCTGTTACGTCCCGCTGGAGTAGAGGATATTGATGTGGCCGGGGGCCAAATATTCCGTCGAAGAAACCGAAATATCCGAGGCCGTCGAAGCCCCGAAAACCTGGTAGGTAACCCGGAACGCGAGCAAGCCTGGGTTTGCAATTCCGCTCGGCAGTGAGACTAAAATCTTACCTTCGTAGGTAGAATTGAGCGGAAGCGCCGAGGAAATCTGGTCTCCTGAGCCGATGATGTAAAAAGCAGGTGCCGGAGTGGTCAGGAACTGTTGAATCGAGTTCGCGCGAGTGTACCCCTGTCCTTCATAGAGCAGGCCGACATAAGCGTTCGGTTTTCCCCCGGAAGGGATGGTCGGATTCTGGAGCGCCGGGTTAGCCGTGATCCACGAGTTCGCTGGTAGGGTCAACGACTGAAAATTCGTGTCGGATGTCAGTCGGTTCCACACGGTACCGGTGGTGATGACCTCACCGATCGAATAGGAGCCGTCTGACTTGGCGCACTTGACCAGCGGGAACTGAATGCTTGCTACGCCCTGAACGCCCTGGACGTTGGCCGAAAGTACGGACTGCGCCATGGACGTGTCCGCGTTGTTCAGCGTGTTGGTGATGACGGTTCGAATTTGCCCGTCTACTGCGTCGGGTGTAACGGCGCTGGTAAGATTGATCACCATGGTTATGTCCACGTCGCTCGCTACCATAGCCTTAACCAGCACGTCAGCGGCGGCGTGCTTCATCCCGTCGATCACGTTGATCGCCTGCTGCACGTAGGTCGGATACTGTGTGGCGATGGTGAACACTTCGTTGGTGAAATAGTTCACCGTTACCACTGCGCCGTCCGGAAGCTGGCCGCCCGATACACGCGCAATGGTGGCATTGCCGCTGCCGTCCAGGGTGAGGGTGAAATCCTGGCCGATGATACCGATGACCGTGGATTCACCGTTGTTGTATGCGACCTTGATGTAGCGGTTAGCCGGAATGACGCCCGCGCCCACCAGGCCCGTCTCCTCGGCTTCTTGGGCATTCCAACCGTCCAATAGGAGAGTCGTGTTTCCGTAGCTCGCGGGAAGCCACGAGTTCTCGATCAAACCCGGATGCAAGAGCGGCGTCTCCGTAGTTCCGCTCAGAGCGAGCGAGTCGGTCTGGAAAGTGATAGTCTCGTTGAGGACGAACTTGTTATACGCGACGATGACCTGAGTGGCCGCAGACAACGCGCCACCGGCGAGGACCGCTATTCCGTAGGTACGGTACGGGCCGGTCGCCACGATATTGTAATCGATGCCGAAAGTATAGAGCGTCGAGGTGTCGGTAGAACGCACCGATAAAACGTTCTGCGGCTGGCCGTTTGCATTGAGCGCCACACTCATGTTCGAGTCGATCGTCACCGCAGTGGACTGTAAAGTGACCGTTTTGCTGGTCGCAATGGTCTGTCCGGAAGCTACGGCAACGGTGTCATTGGCGGCGTTGGAGCCCCCGGTAAGCAGGAAGTCTTCGGTATAGACAAGCTCGACGTTATTCGGAGAGATAAGGCCGGTGACGGGGCCGGTGACAGAATCCACGTTGAGGACCGGTTGGAGCGTTGGCACATAGTTGATGCCCGACTCGTACCGAGCCATAAACGCGAAGGCCACCGACGTCTGCCCGGCGATCGCCTGGATGACCTGGAGGTTGGTGGCGTTGGCACCGTTTATCTGCGTCGGTGAAGTCGATCCGTCCGAGTTGATCTGATAGGCGAGTTCCGTTGGGTCGAGAAAAATATAGCCGTTTGTGTTATCAAATTGCGCGTGCTGTACGCCAAGCCAGATTGTGCGCCCCACGCTCGATGCAATGAATTCAACCGTTGCGTAAAGGGGAAACGGCAAGCTTGAAAAGTTTGCGATCTTGAAGATCAGGCTGGGCGCGGAGGCCAGGGCCATGATGTTGTTGATCAAGGTCGCTCCTATGTATGTCGAATAGGAGCCGTAGGTTGAAGTGGACTGGTACTGGAACGGAAGGTTTGAATCCTGCTCGGAAATGCTGGTGCCGCGTGTGTAAATATCCACGCAACCGAAAGTGTGGTTCTGAATGGTCGTTGACCAATCGCGGAGCATATCCGTGTCACCTGCCGCGACAACGAGGCAGTCGGTTACGCCGGGGATTCCAAGCGTGGATACGGTGTAGCCTTTCCGGGAGCCGGTATCGACGCCAGCGACCAGCTTGTCGGCAATCATGGCCGCATAGGCTGAATTCGACTGCTGATCGGTGCCTCCGGAAGCTCCGTTCAAATTGATCACGGAGACGCCGCTTGGACCGCCTGAAATCACCTGGTTGACGGTCTCCGCACCTACCTCGCCCACCGATCCGGGTTGGGTGCATTGCGCCGGGACGGTAACGGACCACCAGCCGTTGGCTGGGTCAAAGTAGGCGCTTGAATTCGATGGATCAATGACACCAGACGCCGTAGTCTCAAACTGCACAGCCGCTGTGGTGGAATCCGGCGTAGTTGAAACCAGGCAGTTAACGGGGATCGATATAGTTTGCGTTGGTTTCGCGTAGACGTAAAATGTAAGCATCACGACCGAAGTCGTGGAACCCCCGCGAGGCAGCCCGGCTTGGCTGTTGCCGATGATGTCGAAGCGCGAGCCAATGAAAGTCTGAACATCGGTCTGACTGAGACCGTAGGCCCGGGCAATCTGTTGCTTGGTCGTCGAGTTCGCTACGGGAATGGAGGTCCCGGTACCTTGCGGATCGTCAATCTGGGCAAGTGCGAAAATCGACTGAGCGCAACGAGAGAACCATTCGCGCACGCTCATATTGGCAAGCTCAAGAGCCAAGTTGTTGATGACTACATCCCGGATCTCACTCATCGCCGTCAAGTCAAGCTGGGGCTCGGAGCGAGTGACGCTTGCGATCAAGCGGCTTGCGATGTCGGATGACTTCTGAAGAGCCAGGAAGTCGGTAGGAGAGACCAATTTCAGGTTTACGAATCCGCAGGTAAATGGCCCGGCGGCGATCGACTCGTACACTGCGTTAGTGGTCGGGTCCTGAATCACCGTGGTGAGAATAACGTAAAACTCGTCCGCATTCACCGTAGAGAAGGGTATCGTGACCGAGGAAAAGTTGACCGGCATTGTGACACTGGTCGTCGTCGTGGCGATAGTATTGATACTCTGACCGCCTGGAGCGGTCCCCGATGTCGTAGCGATCGACGTTGTAGGTGTTCCAACCGGGTAGTTAGCTGAACTGCTGACTGCAAGCACCAGATCGCCAAACTGCGTATAGGGCGTTGTAATGCCTGTGGGATCGGTGGACCACTGTACGCGCACGCCCTGAAGGCCGGAGAATGGCGGCACCGACCATTGGACGACGCACGAATTCTGACCCTTGAAAATTGTGACGCCGGAAGGCGGCTGGATAGTGACTGCGAGACCCGTCTCCATGAAGAGAAGCTGATACTGGAGGGTTGGCGTAATAAGGGGATGAGAACCTTCGTTAACCGGGTTGTTGGGATCTTCTGCGTTGTTTGGGTTCCAGTTCATTCCCGTCAACTGGAAGACTTGGCCGGTGGACTGCACGCTGATAGAAGCCGTGCCGGTGAACTGGTTCTTGCCGTTCACGACGGTAGGATTAATAAGGGTCAGCGTCTGGGTGTCAATTAGAATATCGATCGCAACAGTATTCAGGTCCGCGCTGATGGTCAGTGCCAGGACCGTCGAATCCACCGACAAGGTGAGCGCACCGCTTGGGATAGCGGGCGCTACCATCGTGAGCGCGGAAAGTCCAACTGTGGGGTTCGTCGGCATGGTTAACTGGTCACCGTACTAGAACTTGTGCTCGGCATCTGCAATGCGATATTCAGAGGGATGGGCTCCTTTACGCCGTATGCCGTCACTACAACGGACACGTAGATCAATAACGGGTTATTGGGGTCCTGCTGCACGGAGACGTTCTGAACATCGCGTAGGACCTCACCTGGGGAAAGGGTTTGCACGGCCTTCTGGGCCGTCTGGATAGACTGGTAATTCTGAAGCGCGCTGGTGATCGACGCCGCAATGTCCTGAGTACTACCATTGAGGATCTTTTGATTGAGAAAGCTCTTCAGGTTACAGACCAGATTTTGGGCGGGGGGGTTCTTCGATGTGAGAATGTATTTGAGAGACTGCTGCGCAAGTTTCTTCACTCCGTGCGTGTGCACAAGAGAGCCGGAAGTCGAAATCTCCCAATCCTTGACCTGCCCAATCCCCCCGCACTGAATACAAAATCCCTGGCGAGTGATGTAGCTGACCTCGATCAGCGGCTGCGTGAGCCGAACGGGCTTGTTGAAGGTGATCTTCTGGAAGGTGTAGCCTTGCAGAATTCGGTCGGGATCGGGGACTATCGAGTAGCCGTAGCGGGGGTCCCCGGGCGGACAGAGCGTGCCACCCAGGTAGACCTGAACCGCCGCCGCGCCGTTGATGGGCGCACGCATGTTAAGCGACAAATCATTGGCGTAGTGCAACGTTCTGAAATCGAACGAGTCTAGCACATATCGCTCAAGAACCTGCCGATGGTTACATGGTTGTGTGGCCGCTGCGTAATCCCAGGACAACCGACTACCCCCGAAAACTGCTGGCGATCTGCGGCGGGAAGTAGTGGCGGTCCGGTCTCGCCAGCTAACCGGCCCGATAGTCTTTCCCGTCGTCTCGGGAGTGATCATCCCTTCAGTACGATCGGAGAACCCGGCGTCCCGTGGTTGTGTTGCTCAAGCTCCCACTGGGTGGGGGTGTCCAACTGGTTCACGCGGAAGTAAGGCTGACCCTTGTACGTGCTGGAAACGTCACTCACAAGAGAGGATTGATATTCCGGCAGCCCGAATAAGGTGTTGATCCTCGACATCAAAGCCGCCACATCAGTCGGAGCGTCGTTTGCCCCCTGAGCCTTATCTTCTTGCACCTCAATCTGATTGCGAAGGTGGTTCATGTGAAATACGGCTTCGTCCTGACGTTCCATTTGATAGCGGAAATGGCGCTTCACCTCTACCATCGTCTGCGTCGGAACATTGTCGTTGCGGTAGGCGTAGGCGAAGTGCCCATTGGTCCCGGGCTGCCAGGCGGCCTTTACAAAGCTTGTCGCAAGGGGCTCGATGTTCGAGGTGGCGTAGTAATTCTCAAGTAAACCCGCTGTCTTGCGAAGCTGCTGCGCACGGACCTGGTGATGAAGCTGGATTGCGGGGAAGTTTGGGCTTCGCTCCGTCACCCATGAAGCAAGAGCCTCGCGCTGTGATTCGGCGAAGTTTCCCAGAAAATCAAAGGGGGGTCCTGTTTTGGCGTAGGTGTAGGCCATGGATTAAAGCTTCTCGATCGGGGCGATGTTGTGTGTGTAAATGCGGCGGCGCGAATCCCTTCCGGCTGCGAAGTTTCGGCCCCCAACCGATACGTGGCCCACGCGGTATGTGCCAACCCGCTCGACGGATACGGCCTCAGAGACCTCAAGCCGCCCTTCAATGTCGGTAAGCAGGTGCATGCCAGGCTCGATCTGGCTTGCGTACACCGGCAGCGAGGCTGGGTCCGCGCCGCCCTTGATGGCATAGATGGTCTCGATCGTAGGTACCGGCGTCGATTCGGAAATAATCAACTCGGCCTTGTTCGCCGTTATCAACCGGATGCATTTGGCCCTTTCGAAAGATACGGCTTCGACCGCGTGCGTTTCGATCCCAACGTAATCCTCGGTAAGGCAATCGAGCTTGTCGCCGACTTCGATGAATTCGACCGGCAAGTGTCTCTGCACGTACATAACCGTGGCGGGACAACCCGCAACGTTTCCCGGCCTGGGCGCTCCCCCGGTGAGAATGATCGTCGATTCCGCTTCGATCGTAATATCGAAGGCTTGGTTGTTAATATAGGTGTAGTTTTCAGTGACAAACGAAGTTCCGGACAGGTATGTGATGTCGCCTGTCAGCGTGATATTGATCTGCGAATCGATCGCCGCTGAAGTCACGGCAGCGGTCACACTGACCGTCAAGCCGACTGTCCAGCCGTTCTCGACAATAAAGGAGGACGAAACAAAAGTCAGGCCGGTACCGACCGTCACCGCTGCAATCACGTTGTTCTGAATAGCTGGCATCGACTGCGCGAATATGAATGTGACCTGATAGGTGAGCCCGTCGCCATTCAAGGTGTTCGGTGAATAGGAACCGACTGTGGGATTGACCAACCAGTAAACCAAAATCTCCGCCTGTGAGCCGCCCCCTTGATTTGAGATCCCAAAAGTATCGAAGCTCTGCGTCGTGGGATTGTAATAGGCGATGTCCTCGTTTGAAACGGTAAGGTTCGTGGTTGCCACATTCGAGTCCGGCGCGTTGCCGTTATAGGCCAATGTAACGTTGGCACCGTTAAGCGCCAGGGCGAGGCGATTCTGCCAGGAATCGTTGTCCCCGCTTAAGCTGAAGCAAGCAGTCAGCGCCTGCTGTGCGTTGACGGTGCCCCCGTTTGGTAACGTCGGGAAGGTGAAGTTGTTGTCGCCGGTGTCGTTCGAGACCAACAAATACCCGGCGACGCCTTGGAGCAGGGGGAGATAGGGCTCGGTCTGAAACACTACACCGGTAATCGAAATCGTGAAGCTCTGTGTGTTGCCTGTAATGTCCGGACCGGCTGCGTTCGGAGTTAAAATCATCTGGCCGGAGCCCGGGGCCGGGGCCGGAGGCACGGCCACGATGGAGGCGGGCGGAATGACCGCGCCGTTTGCAAGTAAACAGAACTCGCGTTCGCTAGATGTACCGGCGGCGAAGTAGATTTCAAATGGGTAGACGCCCGGATTGGCGAAGTTGAGGGTGAAGTTGTCGGTCGCGGTGTTGCCGCCCGGGAAGTTGCCGTTGCGGCCAGCTAGGACTGGGTAGCCTTGAATCGGTGTTGTGGTGATCGTGGGGTATCCGGCACCCGGGTCCGATGAGTTCACGCCCGATACATACGAGGCACCGGGGCAAGCGATGACGAAACCCTGGTTATCGTACGCGGTGAAGGCAATCTGCCCCGCCTGAGCAACAACGAAGGAACCCGTCATCGCGAGCAGCATGCCGCCGCCATCGTCACCGATGATCGCCACGTCACCCGAATACTGGCCGTTAGCCGTGATGGCGTTATTGACCATCGGGTTGGCCTGGTTGCCGCTCTGATGCGGATCACCCGGCAGCAGGCTCTGCGGGTGTGTGTTGAACATCAATGAGTTGAAGGTCTGCGGCGAAGCAAAGTCAGATATAGACAGTCCGGCCACAAGCGCCGCATTCGAGGGATTGTTCTTTTGATAGCAGAGGATCGGAGAGATAGAGATCGCGCCGTTTGCACCCTGCCAGACCACCTGCGCCTGGTTTGACGATAGCCCGAAAGCGTCGAAAAATGCTTGAAGCGTGTCTACTCCGGAATTCGTACCTGCAAGCGTAATTGTCCCCGTGCCGTTGCCGCTGGTGTCGAAGCTCACCTGGATCGACGAATTTGCTGGATTAGCTCCAGTTACGCTGTAGCGGATTGTCTGAATCGGCATAGTGAATCCTTAGTTCAAAAAGAACACCGGTAACGTTCCGGTCACGGGAGTCAGTCTGATGTTCTGCTGCGGCTGTATCGAGTAGGTGAAGGTCGCCGATACGCTTACGCCGCTATCGATGACAGTGATGTTGAACTGCTTCGTCCCCGTCGATGGTCCATAGAAGTTTCCGGAAAGCTCGATGTACGCAACTCCGTTCGAAAGCGATGAAACCGTCGCGTTAAATCCAGGAGGAAGTCCGAAACTGATACCGCTTACTTGGGTCGAGATGACGCCGGTGGCGACGACAAAGAAGCTCAAATTCGGACGCGGATTGATAGAGGTCACGTCATCGATCGCGGTGTAGCCTATGCCGAGCGATCCGACGCTGGTGCCATTGACGTAGTCCGGACCGGCGTAAAGCTTCAAGCCCGCAATAACGGTCAATGTTAAGGTGACTTCCTTGTAGACACCGATCGAATCGGTGACTCGGAAAGTAATGGACTTGGAAAAACCAGCCGAAAGAGTGGTGCCAGTGATCGCGCCAGTCGATGCATTGAGACTGAGACCGGTGGGAAGCGAACTCGCCGAGGCGGGAGATATTGACCAGGTGTAAGCCGGGTTTCCACCCGAGGCGGCCAGGGAGGCGCTGTAAGCGACTCCGCTGGTAGCCTGGGGCAGGGAGGGGGTTGTGATGGCAAGGGTTGACGTAACGGCTGTGAGCGTTAGCGCCTTGGTTGCGAAGTCTCCAAGAGAATCGGTGACGCGCACCGTAAAGGTCGTAGTTCCCTGCGCAGAGGGCACCCCGCTCAAAACGCCCGTAGAAGACAAGGTCAAACCAGCCGGAAGCGCTCCGGAAGACGGATCGAGCGACCAAACGAACGGCGAAACTCCGCCTTCCTCAGTCAACTGCTGCGAATAGCTTCCGCCGACTGTTGCCTGTGGGATGGGTGTAGCAGTGGTAACGACCAACGAAGTAAACGAATTCAGGAGGAGGAACGCAAAGGCATAATTGCCGTTTGCATCAATGACTTCGATCTTCACCGCGTAATTCAGAAGATTCTGGTCCGTAAGGCCGCTCAACGTAGCGGTCGCGCCGCTATCGGAAGTGTCCCCCGTGAAGGACATCCCGGTCGGCAACTGATTCGGCGTGTCTGTTGTGACGCTCCAAGAGAACGGGGCGACGCCGGGTCCGATGACACTAGCCTGACCTTGATATGCCTGGCCGCGAGCGATGGGGCCGATGCCTTCTGTGTCGATCAGGATGCCGCTGGTAGTGCCAATGAGCAGGGTGAAGGTTTTTGTTACGCTGTTGCTCGCTGAGTCCGTCACCTGAATAACGACATTCTGGTTGTAGTCTTCAAGCGAGGTTGCGCCGGAGAGCACGCCGCTGGAAGAAAGCGTGAAGCCTCCGGGCAATGCCGGGGAGCCGCTCGCAAGCGCCCAGGTGTACGGCTTCACGCCGCCTTGCGCCGCGAGCGGAACAACGTAGTTCTGGCCAGGGGTTACCAGCGGTAATACAGCCGTCGTGATTTCGAGCGAATTGTTAATCTCCAGCGAGATTGCTGCGGTTGATGTCACGCCTCGTGTGTCGGTCACAGCGAAGGTGAGAGTCTGGTTGTATGATGTCGCTGCCGTAGTGCCCGATATGACGCCGGAATTGGCGTTGAGTGTGAAACCGGAAGGCAATGTGCCGCTCGCAAGCGCCCAGATGTACGGCGCGATTCCTCCGAAGGCCTGGAGCGTCTGCGAGTACGACTGGTTTGTGACAACGTCCGGAAGTGATTCAGTGAGGATGACAAGCGGCGGAATATAATCGACCACAAAGCGGGTGTAGAAGAATGCGACCTGACCGTTGGAGTTGGTAACACGAAACCACACATCGAAGTAACCGGCCTCGACAGGAGTTCCTGAGATTACGACATTCGCACCCGGCGTATCGATGGTAACGGATAACCCTTGAGGCAAGCGGCCAGAGGAAACCGCGACCGTCGTCAATTTCGCCGAAGAGGACGTCCCGACCGTTCCGTTGTAAGCCACCTGTACTTGGCCGCTGGTCAAGTTGTTAAGCATCGTGTACTGCGACGCGTATACAGTCCAATTGATCGTGACCGTGCCGTGAACGTTTCCGCTGGCATCGACGTACTGTAGTACCGATGTCGGCACGTCATTGGCTAGGACGGTGCCGTAAATCTGGCCGCTCACGGAATCGAGACTCAAGCCCTGCGGAAGCGTGTTGCCTGTTGCAAGCTGGACAATGTAGCTCTGGTTCTTCGCCCAGGCCGGTGAATTGTAGAAGGGACGCAGCGGATTAAGACCGACGTACTCGCCGGTAATGTATGGCCGCGTATTACAGATCATGGTGCCGATGTCGGTCGAACCGTTGTGGGAAACCAGGGTGAATTCACGCGTCAATATTGCGACTTCTTGCGAGTTGCGCATCACCGGAATCTGGATCTCTACTTCCGAGTTCTCAAAGCTAGTAGGCGGCCCCGTAACAACAACGGCGTTGTTTTCTGTGTCGATGGAGACGGTTAAGCCGTTATCGGCTACAATCGATCCCTCGGTGCCGATCGTGAATCCTGAAAGGGCTCCGGCGATGGGGTAGACAACGGAAGTGACGTCGTTTGCGCCCCAGACGTGATTGATCGAAGCTTCGGCGATCTCGATCGCGGATATTTCCTCGGCGATGGTGTAGTTGAAGTTCCGCGAAACTGGCGAGCCGGAAGAAGAGTCGCTGATCTTGAGCGTGAAGGTGTGAGTACCCACGTTTGCGGGGGTGGGTGTCACGTCGATCTCAACCTGACCATCCACCAGGCTCGTCACGTCGGCGGTCACCACATTGATCTCAATCAGACGAGTCGCCGTGTTGCCGAGCGAGTCGGTGACTCGAAGGGCGACGGTCCAATTACCGAAAGTGGTTGCCGAAAAGCCCAGGGTTGAGCCGGTAACCGTTGCTCCCGGGAGCGTAGTAAGGTTTGCAATCAGGGTCCAGACCACCGCCCCGACGCCGCCAATCGAGGTTAGAGGGACGGATACTGTCTGGGGAAAGGTGGTGGGCTGAAGGGCCACATCGACGTTTGTGATCGAGAGGATATTTGAGGCGACTACTGTTACCGGGATGACGGCGGTCGAAGTGTTGGTCAACTGATCCGTCATCTGAACGTGAACTGAATACACCCCGGGTTCGAGGTTGGTCGCATCCACCGTGAGGGTATTTCCGGAGATGGTGGCCGGAATCGTCGTTTGGGCGTCGTTCAGGACCGTGAAGACGTAGGGGCTGGAGCCTCCAACGCCAACGAGAGTCACGGATGTCTGGTTTTGTGCGCCCATGAATTGCCTCTATCTATAAGGTTTCCTAGTCCTCCGGGTAGACTTAGCTGATAACCAGCGTCAAGGTCACCGTCTGTGAAGCCGTCAGGCCTTCGGAGTCTACAATCCGGAGCGCAAGCGTAATGCTGTAAGAACCGGCAGCCGGTGCATCGGCGGAGGAAACGGCGGCCACTACGAAGTTTCCGTTAGGCTGCAAGGCCGAGTTCACGTCGGCGATGGTCGCCGAAGTGCTGCTGTTGTTGAATTGAATTGCCAGCACGCGCTTAGACGGTGAGACCTGTACGAAGCCTCCCAGACCTCCCGGGAGGGTGACCGTATCCACGTAATACTGGTAGGGAGCGTGCCCCAATACCACTACCGATTGTGTTTGGTTCGGGATTATATACGCGGTAAATGGCGAGTCGTCGGATACGTTCACGTTCCAGGTGGCGTTGCTGAAATTCACCGTGACGTACGTCTCCTGCTTGATGGTGACCTGTACGACTCCCACAACCGTCGTGGACTGACCGCTTGAATCGGTAACCAGCATCGATACCGAGCAGTTCGCTGTCGTGCCAGCGGTGAAGTTATCCACGGTGATCGCAATATTCTGTCCGGAAGCACTGAAGCGCGGATCGCTGAACCCGGCATACGCGATTGAGTAGGGTGCCAATCCTCCGGAAACCGTGACCGGAGCGGCGAAGGTCGCCGTGACTGCATACTCACTCACGGTAGAAGAGATCGTCTTCGGCGTTGCGACCAGGGGTGAATAGGTTACCGCGACCGTCGCCGTATGCGCTCCGATAGTCAGGGTATCGTTCCCGATCGTTGAGTTCTCGTAATCGAAGGCCATGACAAAGCCGGTCGAGGTCAAATTCTGAACTCCCGTCGTCGGCGAACCGCCTACCAGGGTGCCCGGTGCGCCTATGGTGCCGTGTGCACTGGTAGGAAGCGGGAAGCTCGCGTCGGTCGGTTGGTAGCCCGTGTACTGGACAAAGACGATCGCGTTATTATTGACCACACGATAGTCCGTACCGACAACCGCGCTCGTTGGCACATTGAGAAAGACCGCCGTCTGCGCGAGCAGGATGACCTGCGCCGTCGAGGTGGCTGTGGTTTTGAAAACCGCCGACGTTGCCGTAAATGTGATGTTGAAGGTGCCCGTTGTAGTTGGCGTTCCACTCAAATAGGCACGCGTTCCGACACCAGTCTGAAGGCTAAGACCGGAAGGCAAACCGGTAGCCGTGAAGTTCGCGAGGAGGTCGGCTTCTACGTAGTAAGTATTCGCCGGAAGGGCGCGGCCCTCAAATATGCTGGAGGGCATATTGGTCGCGACTATGGTGATGGGCTCGGTCGGGGTCTGTGTAAGATCGACTGAAATCCCCACAACTGCCGATACGACGCCATTGGAATCGGTCGCAGCAAGGAAGACTTCATAGCTTCCGGGTTGCTCTGTAGCAGAGGCGAGAGCCGGGAGCCCGTTGTAGGTGGTGATAGTCGCTCCAGGCAGTGTGGTGCCGGTCTGAATCTGAAACGAATAGGGTCCGACACCACCCTCAGCTACTAGAGGGTAGTACCATGCGAACGGTGAACCGGAGGATGTGGTCAGATCGAGTTCAAACGATCCCGCGATCCCCGCCTGAACCGCGCCGGTGCCAAAAATTCCGATGTTCACCTGGCCGTCATCGGTCTGTGCGGTGCCAGAAATTTGCACCTGGAGACCGGTTGGGTTCTTGAGCCCATTGGGTGCCCCTGTCGGTCCGGTTCCGGTACTGGTCACAACAAATTGGAGGGTATTGACGCCACTGATGAACCCACTCGAAATTGTGAATGGCGTCCAAGCTGTTGCTTTGGCGATTCCTGCGGCGAGGACCGTAGTGCCGTTGAGAATGATCGCGACCGTGTCATCGGCAGCGATCTGGCCGACAAGCTCAACCGTCGATGGATCGAGGCCGGTCAAGTTGAAAGTTGTCTGGTAGGTGTAGTTGCCGTTGTTGAAGTCGGCAGCGGCGTTGGATGACGGTCCAATCCACTCTGAATCGGGGCCGTTGGCGACCCAGTTGTTTTGGGTTGGATCGATCTGCACGTACAGATTCGGGCCGGGGGCGCTTGAATCGGCGCTCGCGGTGAGGGTGTAATGCGAGTCCACCGAACCAGCGGCGGCGAGATTTATGGA